GTTTCCGTCAGCGCTTTCTAAATCGCTGCGGATACCCCCCCAGCAAGCCACATGGCAAAGGCTCGCCATCAGCGCCGAATGCTTGCTTCGGTCTCAGCCCAAGGTCGGCGATCGTCTTCGTGTCGTGACACTCGTCGCACAGGCCTTGACGGTTGACGAACGGGTCGCGCGAGTCCTCGCCACCGTTGATCACGGCCTTGATGTGGTCGAGTTCAGTGGCCAGCCTTGTCCTGCCTTTGGCCTCGCAGTGGACGCAGAGCGGGAACCGTGCGAAGTGGGCAGCGCGGATCGCCTGTAGCCGACGGCCGCGGATGCGGTCAGTCACAGCGGTTCGCTTGAGTCTCGTTCTTTGGCGATGCGCAGGCCGTCCAGCGATTGCAACCCTGACTGAGTCTGCTGCTCGTCTTCAGCCAATGACTCGAGCAGTCCCTGCTGCACTCGGATCAGACGGTCTACTTTCGCTTCAACACGGACGATGCGCTGGGATTCGATGGCGCGGACCTCGTGCAGGCTTTGCCTGTCTGTCGCCATGTTCTGCAGGATGACGTCGAGCTTGGCCTCGACGCGCACCAAGCGTTCTTCGCCCGTCAAGGTGAAAACCGTCTCCTGTGCGGCGGCTTGGACAGGGATAGCCATGATCCGACACAGATGGCGCGCGCTGCTCTCATCGCTCGCGGATCGCCCTCGCCTGCTGCTCGACGTGCCGCACCACCCTATCGGTCAAGACGAACACCAGCACCAGCGAGACCGCGAACAGCGCCAGCCAGATCACTGCGCCAACCTTCCGACGAGCGCGAGGCTCGCGCCGATCGCGATGTACACCAGCGTCGCCAAATAGGCGAGCCGTGGTCCGGTCACTAGCGACATTCGGCAGGCGCGTACTTGGCCAACAGCGTCCCGGCAGTTCCGGCCGGCAGTCCGCGAGCTGCGGCGACGGCGCGAGTGGACGACGAGCAGCCCCAGTCGATCGCGCCAGAGACACCGGCGGCGAGTTGCGTGCCTAGCGCCACCTGAGCGATGTACGGGGACAGGATCAAGGTGTTTTCGGTCGCCGCCGTTCCGACAGTTGCCGCGTCGTAGACGATGACGATCTCGCCCTGCGTGGCACCTGCGGCTCCGGTGATCGTCACGCTGGTGACGTACTTCGAGCTCTGGACGCCGAAGGTGGCCGCGACGGCGGTCAGGTCCGCGCCGCTGGTTGCGCCTTCGCCGATCGCGACCTTGGCCGCAGAGGCGAGCGAGAGACCTTCTGTGACGCGCGCGCGGCGGACATAGTCCTGATAGGCAGGCAGCGCGATTGCTGCCAGGACGCCGATGATGGCGACGACGATCATCAGCTCGATGAGCGTGAAGCCTTGGTGAATGCGTTTCATGTGGAACCTTTGGTTGAAACGAGAGCGATTCGGAGTCAGGCCGCTCTTGATGGCGGCGGGATCGAAGGCATCGGCGGCATTACGGCCTGGTCGGGCCGCTGCCTTCGCCGTTCTCGTCCTCGCCCGATCCGCGGAACAAGCGCGGGGGAGATAACGCCGGCTGGCCTGCGGGAGTCGGAACGCAGGCTGAACGGCACGCACTCGGGCTGTACGGGCAAGGGGAGGCCGCCACGACGCAGGGTCGATCGGTGCGTATCCGTTTGGATTGCTGACCCGTTCGGGCGGCCGAATCGGGATAGGGGCCGATCATCGCTGACCGGTCCCCTCCCACACCACCCGGCATGCGGGTCCGCACCGGGCGGTTCGAGAAGTTGAGGTCAGGAGAATCTCGGGACTCCAAGGCGGTCGAAGTACTCGACGGACAGCACCCGGTTCAGGCCCATGCGGCTGTTGCGCCACCAGCGTCTCGCGTTGCCGGCAATCCGCGCAGCCAGATCCACGCTGGCACCCAGCGCCCGAAGCGCGCGGAACATCGTCGTCCCGCGCCGCCACTGCTTGAGCTGCACGGCGCGCAGCCGGTGACGCAGCCATTCGTCCAGCTCGCGCATGACCTTCGGGGTCTGTGCCAGCCGGAAGTACGCCTTCCATCCCGGCACGTAGCCCCGCAAGTCTTCGGCGATCTGTTCCAGACTGCGTCCCCTCGTGCGCCGCGTCAGCTGCCGGATGCGTTCGCGCAGCTTGTGCATGGCCTGATCGGTCACCGCTCGCTTGACCTCGCCCGCCGAGGTGACGTACAGACAGTAGCCCAGGAACTTGCGTCCCCAGACCGCAGCCACCGCCGTCTTGGCCTCGTTGACCTTCAGCGCCAGCTTCGCATAGCAGCCGCGCAAGCCTTGCAGTACCCGCTCACCCGCCCGCCGGCTCTTGACGTAGACGTTGCAGTCGTCGGCGTAGCGCACGAACCTGTGTCCGCGCCGCTCCAGCTCCCGATCTACCTCGTCGAGCAGCACGTTGGCAAGCAGCGGCGAGAGCGGCCCGCCTTGCGGCGTGCCCTCCCACCTCTCGCTGTGCACACCGTGCGCCATGATGCCGGCTTGCAGGTAGCGACGGATCAACCGCAACACCCGCTTGTCCGCAATCCGCTTGGCCAGCCGGTCCATCAGGATGTCGTGGTTGACGCGGTCGAAGAATTGCTCCAAATCCACGTCTACCACGGTCCTGTAGCCGGCCTGCACGTACTGCTGCGCTTCGAGCACCGCGCCGTGCGCGCTGCGCCGCGGCCTGAAGCCGTGGCTGTGCGCGCTGAAGCTCGGGTCGATGAGCGGCTGCAGCACCTGCAACAGCGCCTGCTGGATCAACCTGTCCACGACGGTCGGTATCCCCAGCTCGCGCACCCCGCCACCCGGCTTGGGGATGCCCACGCGGCGCACCGGATCGGGCCGGTAGCTGCCGTCGAGCAACCTTCTTCGAATGTCGGGCCACGCGCTCTTGAGATATTCGCCCGTGTCTTGCACCGTGCGTCCATCGACGCCGGCGCTTCCCCTGTTGGCTTTGACGTGCTTCCACGCCGCCGCCATGTTCTCTCTGGCCAGCGCCTGCCCGAGCAGGTCACTGGCCCCGCAGTCCTTTTGCGCATGTCGCGCCAGCGCGGCTTCATCGCTCACGGCTTCGGACGCGGCTTCACCGCGTCCCGCCCCCGTGCGCCCCGGTTGCCCAGGCTCCTGATGCAATGCCCCGCCAAGCGACATGTCTCGTGACTGTCCTTCTCGTTCAGCCCTTCGCCAGGGTGTACGGCCTCGGCGGCCTGCCCGCGACTACTACGGCCTCTGCTGACTTCTCGCTCCGGTTCGTCACCGTCGCCCTTTCAGGCACAAGGCGAGATCTCCCCAGGTAAGAACGCGATCCTTCACCGCACAACCGCCGCATTTACGTCGCCTGGCCCTTGGCCACGAGGGCTTTGCAGTCTGTTGCCTGCTCGCCCTGGCCGGCGCCGCCTCAGATGCGGTTCGTGTACCTCGGCTCACGGTTTACGCTCCACGCTTCCTTCCCACGCTCGGTCGCCCTCGCGCAGTTGCGCTTCACTTGCCTCGCTGTGGCCAGCTCGGCGGAGGACTTGCACCTCCAAGATCGCGCCCATGCTGGGCGCACAACGAAAAAGCCGCCTCATGGGCGGCTTGTCTGGTGGCTGCTGGTGCTTAGTCGGTCACGGCCGCGCTGTAGGTCCAGAACTCGGCAGGGTGGCCCTGATAGGTCATCTTGACCTTCGCAAAGCCCGAGATCGACTTGCGCTCGAGAACGGTCACGGGCTGAGGCGCTGCGATGGATGTGCAGCCTGCCACCATCGCCTCGTATGCTGCCCGGTCAGCGCGATCGTCCTCGACCGGCCTGGTGCGGGGGACATGCATCATTCCGCGGATCTTGTCGTCGTGCTGGTAGAACTCGACCCCGAGCTGCGCCTTGCGCATGATCTCGGATCCAGGCTGGCCCTTCATGCCGTTCTGCCGGTTGACGAATTCGAGGCTGCTTGTGCCCTCGCAGACGATGGAATCGGCTGCAAGAGTTCCGGCCTCCGCGGAGGTCGCCAGAATCGCCATCAGAAGCAAGCCGGATCGCATAATTTGCGGGGGCACCTGTCCCGTCACGGGGATCACGCGACTTGCGCGTTCAGCCAGCGCCATGCCGGCGGGGTATGCAGCGACGACCGTCGCGTTGTGTGCAGGGACCGTAAAGCCTTGAGTTGCGGCGCCCGCGAGTCTAGGGCAGATCAGAGAGCGAGTAAAGTGACGGGGGCGCGACTTCTAGCGCAGTTTTTGGCGCATCCGGCGCCTGGCTTTCTCCACTAGCCGATCAGCCTCGATCAGCAGCCAGTCGGTCAGCACGTTCGCGTCGGAGCTCTTTATTCGGATAGCGCGACGCTTGACGCCTGAGCCGCCGCAGGGCTTGCAGATCGCTCTCGGACCGCCATAAACGCCGGTCTCCCTCGTGCCGTTGCAGTTGTCGCAGCGTTGATCGAGCCAGACGTCGAGCATGTTGCCAACGATGTCGGCGATGTCCTCGGGCTGCAACTCCAGGCGCCGGCGCGCCACGCGCACGATCGCGTAGTTCTGCATTTCCACGTACGCGCGTGGCAAGCTTCCCATCGCCATCATCGCCAACGCGCGCGACGTCGAGAGCGCCACCTTCGCATCCTCGAATCCCTTCGCGGCTTCCGCGGCGAATCGATCGGCCTCTGCGTCGTTCTTGGCCTTGCGTTTCGCGATGCTCTCGGCGTTCGTCCGGTTGATCTGCAGCGTCGTATACATGCGCTCGAACTCGCCGCGCTGGCTGTCCCATTCTTGCTGGCAGCGCATGAGCAGGGTCCCGAGCCTGTCGGCCATGCCTGCAGAGATCACGACGTCCACGTCCTTCGGCTCTGGCTCCATCTTCAGGTCGGACGACCTGGCCGCCCGGACATAGCGTTCGGCGGTTCCGCTCATAGGTGGCAGTTGATGGGTCGGCCCTTCCACCAGTACGAGTGAAACCCGCGAAGCCACGCCAGCGTGTAGGCCGCCGAGAGCGCAACCATGCCCCATTGCTCCGCGGTGATCGTTTCGTAGAACCACGCTGGCTGGGCCAAGAGCCCGAGGACGCATGCCCAGCGCCGGCGTGAGTAGCGCTCGTCCTGCGATGCCTGTATGGCCGCAACGCCGAGGACTGCGATGCCGACCTGCACGATCAGCATTGCAGCGCCCTCGCTCGCGCGCGGTAGTCGTCGCGGATTGCCTTCAGGTCGTCGGCGCGGTACTGCTTCGGCACGTGCGGACCTTCGAGCCGATCGACCGCGGCCTGGCCGAGCCGGGCGATCAGCCCGAGGCGGAAGAGGACCAGGTTGCCGTGCAGGTGCTGGTTGCAGGGAACGCATTGCCGGTGCACGTTCGCCTCGTCGAAGCGCAGCTCCGGCCGCGCGCCGACGGTGAGATAGTGCCCCGCATCCCAGGAGCCAACGTGATGGCGGCTGCAGCTGATGCACGGGAGATGCGCGTCACGCTGGCGGACCCAGGCGTTGAAGGCGACCTGCGCCTGCTTCATCCAGTAGCTGAGAGGCCGCAGCGCATCGAGGCGCGCGCGCGTTGCCTTGCGGTCTTCCTTCTCGGCTTTGCGCGCCAGCACCGGGACACGGCGCGCGCAGCGAATACCGCAGACGATCTGCGTCGAATTGAACGGCTCGAACGTGCCGCCGCAGACGCGGCACGGCTTCGCGCCTGCGGCCTGCAGCGTCATGCCAGGAGCCAGTCGAACGGCCCCGCGGGCTGCAGCAGGTCGATGAATCCGCCGCGGCGCTCCCACGTCCCGATCGAGCGGTTGACGCGAACCGGGAATCCGTCGATGAATCCGTCGTTGCCGCGATCGCAGAGCCGCTCGGCCGGGTCGGCGCGGTTCGTCGGCGACACGTGGTGCGCGCAGGCATCTCGGCGCGCGCACCAGCCGCCGAGACATGGGCGGGTGCTGTTCATCTGCATAGGCTGTTGAATGCATTGCTTTCGACTTGCTTCGCCCTGAGTCGGGACAGACCTAGCCATCCCTGGACAGGCCTTCACACGCATCGCCCTTCGCGGTTGCATGACCCGGTAGCCGTTCGACGCTGCGGCGCTGCCTTCGCCACCGCTCTCCCCTGTCTCAAGCGTCTTCCCCGCGGTAGGGGGTTCGTGTCGGCGCGCCCGCGGTTGTGACCCCCGCGCGCCGGCATCAGGTCGGCACCTCACGGGCCGCCCCGCATCGAGGACAGCAGGGCGCAGACCGAGAACAGGCCAAGTCGCTTGTGGATGTCGTTGGCGTCCTCTCCGACGACCTCGCCCATGCAGTACGGCAGGCCCGTCGCCTTTGCCGCGCGCTCCCCTGCTCCGCTGGCGTCGTTGTCTGCGAAGACCATCGCCGGACGCCGGACCTTCGGAGCGACCGTCACCATGTTCGAGTCGCTGAAGCACACGAGCACGGCCGCGTTCATTCGAAGCTGAAACGCCGCCAGCTCGATCGACAGGCCGGTCGCGTAGCCCTCGCACAAGATCGTCTTGCTCGGTCGCGTCGGGCCGATCCTGAAGACGGCGCCTTTCGCGCGCATTCCGGACAGCATCTTCTTCTCCCAGCGACGCTCCTCGGGCAGCCACCGGATCACCTGCGCGCCGACGAGCTCGTTCGACGTGTACTCGCGCATCGGAACCACGAGCGAGCCATCCTCGAGCGTCAGCCCGCGAACGTCGGGCAATCCTTTGATCTGCAGGTATCCGTGCGCTTCGGGCCTGGCCGCGCGAAGCATCTCCTCGGCGCGGTCCGCCGCCCTGCGGGCCCGATAGGCCTGCTCTCTCTCGTGCTCGGCCGCTCTCTTCATCACCGCGCGCGTGTCGATCGGCGCGGCGTTCTCGGGCCGCCACACGCTCACCTCCGGCGACGTGGCGTGGTTCTGCACGAAGCCCACGTCGCCCAGGAACTTGTAGGCGCCGTTGCGCTTCTTGGGGTGGTCGACGGTCGGAACGCGCACCCAGCGCCCCTCGATGAGCGGGCCGACGATCAGGCCATGCAGGGAGGCGAAATCGTCGAACCTCATGCCGCAAGCCTCCCCTTCGCGAAGGCGATGTTCTTCGCCTTGATCTGGTTCATCACGTTGCGAGTGATGACGGCCCCGGGCGTGGAGTCAAGCGACCACTCGCGCGGAGGCGGTGCGCCGACGATGTCGCGGTAGAGATGAAACGCCCTGCCCTGCTGCTTCTCGGGGCGGCTATGCGCCCTGGCATATGCGCATACCTGTTCCCACAGGTGACGGTGATCGTCGGCGAGCTTCCTCTTGCCGATCATCACTTCGCGCATGACGCCGGCGACTGTCTCGACGTTGGCGAGGCGGACGACCTGGTGACCGCACGACATGCAGCGACCCGTGAAGGGCTGGTAGCCGCAGGAGGGACACGGCTTCTTGCCCTTCTCCTCGGCGTCTTCGCGCCGGATCGCCTTGTCGAGCTTCGTGCCGTTGTCGAGCGCGTCCAGGCCGTTGAAGAAGATGTTGGTGTAGTCCTCGGCGAAGCGAAGGATGTTCCCCGAGTGATCGAGCAGGTAGCAGTCCGTCTTGCCCGTCTCGGGCGACGACCGAAGCCCGCGGCCCCACATCTGGATTGCGGTCGAGAGCGACTTGCGAAGCGGCCGGCAGTCGACAACGCAGCCCACGTCCGGAACGTCAAAGCCCTTCGCGAGCGCCTCGACCGAGATCAGGACGCGCAGCTGGGACGCCTGCTTGCGGTATTCCTTGAGCAGCTGCTCGCGCTCCGTCTCCGTCGTGTGCGACGTGAAGACCGAGGCCATGACGCCGGCCTCGTTGAAAGCTCGGCAGAGTTCCTCGCAGTGGGCGATGTTGGCGGCGAAGACGATCGTCTTTCGGCCCTCGCCGAACTTCAGCCACTCGCTGACGACGTCGCCGACGATCGCCGAGCCGCGTTCAGCAGCAGCCTGCTCGGTCCACTCGCCTCCGGCCGTGGCAGCGCCACGCATGTCTGCCGTGGTGCAGGAGAAGACGCGCATCGGCACCAGCACGCCCGACTCGGTGAGCTCGTGCATCGTCGTCGCGTTGACCAGATTCGTGAACAGCTTTCCGAGGCCCGGCGAGAAGGGGGTCGCGCTCAGGCCGATGACCGAAGCCGCGCAATCCTGGATGTGCTCGGTCCAGACCTTCATCTGCGTGTGCGCCTCGTCGATGACGATGACGTCCGCGTAGGGCCACTTGCGGCGCGCCAGCGTCTGGGCGCTCGCGATCTGGAACGGAGCATCCCGGCTGACGCGCCAATGGTTCGACTGAAGGACGCCGTGCGCGCTGAGGCCGTACCGATCGGCGACGGCCGAGGTCTGGTTGATGAGCGTCGACCGATCGCAAACGAAGACGGCGCTCTTGCCGCGCAGCAGCGCCTCGTGGATCACGCGCAAGCCGAGGTAGGTCTTCCCGCTGCCGGTGGGCGACATCAGGATCTGGTTCTTGTGCCCTTCCCTGCGCCCCTGACGCAGCTGCTCATGAGCCGTGACCTGGAACGGCCGCGGCTCAGGAAATGCAGCGCTCGTGTAGTTCGGCGCGTCTTGGAAGAGCGCTTCGGTCATGCGGCCAGCTTCTGTGCCTGCTCGTATTTCCGCTGCCAGGACTTGGCGCTGCGCACCGCGGCGTCCTTCTCGCCGATCAGCCCCGTGATTCGGAGCTCGAGCGACTTGCAGAGTGCCTTCAGTCGCTTGTTCTCGGTGGCCAGCTGTGCAAGCGGATCGTTGGCCGCGAGCAGCGCCTGTGCGGCCGCCAAGTCCTCCGCAGCCGACTCTTCGGCGGCCCGGATTTCGTCTTCACTCGGGCCGTTGCGCTCCGGTTCGGGCTCCTGGCCTACGTGCGGCCACATGGGTGCCTCTTTTTTGGGCTTTACCTGTGAGGTGACCTGTGGACAAGCGATAACCGTTTTCACTTCAACCGGCTTGCGGATGCTCGAAACGAATGGCTGGGTCACGCCGCAGGCCTTCGCGATTTCTCGGTCACTCCAGTTCGACCAGACGTCGTCGGCCAGCAGCGTCATGACCGATTTGCGCTTGTCGTCGTTCGTGCGGCGCAGCCCGTGCGCCCCGTTCGCGCCAACGGAGAAAAGGATGGCGTCGCGCACGGTCCCCTTGTGCACGTCCGCGGGGATCGAGGCTCGCTTGTCCTCGCGGTATGCGTGATACCTGTGAAAGCCATCAGCGAGCCAGTTATCAGCCCCGTCGAAGAAGACCACGATCGGTGGCAGCTCTTGGCCGTCGCGCAGCGCTTGCGTGTAGTCCGCCAAAGCCGCGGCGTTCAGTTCGACACGGCTCTGCGTGCCGCCATCGATCCTGATGGTCCTCAGGTTGATGTTCTTCATTCGTGCCTTTCGTAGTCGAGCACCCATAAGGCGTTCGCCACGCCAAGACGAATGCAGTTGATGGGGAAGCGCAGCCAAGCGCTCACCGAAACTCCCCCGGGACCGTGTCGCGGTCGGTGACGTGGTTGTAGGCAGTCGGATGCTCGAGCGCTTCCCGCTGCTTGCGGCCGACGGCGACGCCAGCCTTGAAGAAGAGGCGGCAGAGGTCGAGCCACCGGCCCGATAAGTTGTGCTCGTGCGCGAGCGCATCGAAGCTGGACGGCTGGGCGTCTTTGTTCATGGAAGCTCTCCAGGAACAGTCGCGACCCATCCCCCGGCTGCGACGAATTCCTCGTGCGTGTCGTGCTCGAAAACCATCGGCAGCGGCGTCATTCGCAGATCCACGCCGACGGAGTCGAGCAGCGCGATCTCCCGCTCGGGCGCGCTGTCCTGGCGCTGGCCGTCGATGAAGAAGCGGCGCAGCTGCTGGGTCGCGACGTTCATCCCGCGAGCCTGTGCCGCGTGATGCCGGTGATGCCGGACGGTAGGTTCGATTGGCCGACTGCCGTGTCGATGAAGCTGCTCTCGCCGCCGCCGGTGGCGCGGAGGTACTCGACCTCGACCTTCGCGCTGTCGACCAGCGTCTTGCCGATCTCGTTGATCGCGCGCGCCTTGTCGACGTCGAGGCTGCCGTCCTTCACCTTCTGCAAGGTGTCGAACAGAGCCTCTCGCAAAGCGGTGATGTCGCGGCTCATGCGGTCTCCTTCAATCGCTTGTTGATCTGCCGGGTGATCGCGCCGCGCAGCTGCACGACCTTGGCGAACTCCGGCCCGTAGTTGCGGAAGTGATTGCGCCGCGCCAGCTCGCCGCGCGAGATCATCTCGAGCGCGTCGAGGGTGATCGCGGCCGCATCAGTTGTTCGGCGGCCGGGCTTGAACGACACGACGTGGCCAGCCAGGATCGGACCGTTCGCGTCGATCCACACGAGCCGGTGCACGCCGACCCAGTCGCGCGGCGGATAGCCGGTGTCGCTCACCTTCTGGTCGAGGTAGCCGTCGGCGTTGATCCGGTACGTGCCAACCGGCGCCCACGTGTGCGGCCTGCTTCCGGGCTTGAAACGGGTTTCAGCGCTGCGGCCGCCGGCGACGTAGTGCGAGCCCTTGTTCCACGGCGCCGCGCCCTTCTCGAACCGATGCGCCTGGCCGACGTTGTCGCCACGACGCAGGCGACATGCAGCCGGGCTGGCGAGGTACTCGTCGCTCTTGCGCAAGCCCAAGGCGTCAGCCTTTTGATAGACCGATGACACTGGCCGGCAGATCGCGGTCGCGATGTCTTCGGTGCGGCTGTCCGCGTAGTTGCAGCGCAGCAGCTCCAGCTCGGGTTCAGTCCAGAACCGGCGCGACCTAAGAATTCCGCGGCTCTTCGTCATCGCCGCGCCCCGCTCGCGGTCACCGCGATGACTTCATCGACGGTCTTGCGTAGCCGCGCCGCGGCTTCGGCGCCGCGCTTGAGCTCGATCTCGGCGAGCCAGACGTTGCGCTCGACCAGTGGCATCGCGGCGATGTCGCGCGCTTCGCACTCGTGCCTGTGTTCCTCGCTGTCGTTCCAGACGAGATCGCCGTTGAGGAGCGGGACCATGCGCGGGCCGTCGTACTTCGGCAGGTCGATCATTCGGCGAGCGCCCCGAAGCCGCTGGTCGGCGTGTCTAGCTCATGGACCTCGTTCTCGAGGTAGCGGATCTGCTGCTTCAGCATGAAGCGCAGCTCGTCCGGCTCGACGGTCTTCTCGCTGACGCCAACGAGCTTCAGCCCAGCCGCGGCGAGGATGAGGCAGCAGCGCTCCATGTAGTCGCTATCGAAGTCGCTGAGGGTGGGTGGCGCGACGTCGCAGAGCTCGGCGACGCGCTTCTGCGTAGCAGCAGCAATGGCTTTACGGAAGGCCGAATGGTTGCGGAGCGCCCTCTCCTTCAAGGCATCAGTCGTCGCTTTCCAAGCCATTCGTCACCTCGGTCTCTTGTTTTCGATTCGGAACGATTCGGCGTTCCGTAGCGCAGACGCGCGGAATTAGGTGACCTTCGGTCGTCGTCGTCTCAGAGTGCAGGCCATGGGATCAGGTCTCGCTCAGCTCGCCGTACCGGCTGTCCAGCGCCGGCCGGACCAATTCGGGCCAGACCTTCTCCCAGTCGGGGCAAAGTTCCTGGCGCGTGACGTCGCGCCTCGATTCGCGTTCGATCGACACAGCGAGCGCCGGAGCGCAGGGTCGCTGGCCATAGCTCACATTGCGCAGGTGCCCAGCGCTCGACCCGCATCGCTCAGCGAACAAATCGCGCGCGACATCGTCGGGGAGCGACTTCAGGTAGCTTTTCAAGTCCATCACGCCATTACACCATCCGGTGTCGGTGGGTGTCAACACCATTCAGTGTCTTCGGGGTTGTCTACTGCGGCCGTGTCGACGAACACCGAAAAGGACGTTCGGGTTGCCAACCTGCGCAAGCTGAAGCTGAGCGCGCAGGATCTCCACGCTCGCGTCAAGACGAAGGGCTATTCGTACTGGCAGGGGCTGCTCAACGGCAGCCGGCCGTTCGCCGAGAAGGCGGCGCGCTCGATCGAAGATGACCTCGGCCTTCCGCGCGGCTGGCTCGATCGGGACGAGTCGGCGGCTCACGCAGACGCGCCGTTTCGCGATCTGTCCGCGTTCGAGGCGCAGCTGGTGACGATGTTTCGTCAGATCGGCGATGCCGCCGGGCCCGAGGAGCAGCAGTCGGCGCTCGTCGACATGAACGACCGTCTCGCTCGCGCGACGGGAACGACGCCTGCCAGGAAGCACGGCAAGATCATCGAAGACCGGGCCGCGGCATCAAAGGATTCCAAGGCCAGAAAAATCTCGAAATGAAGCCGAAGACCCACTTTCGCCTCGTTCCCGACAACATCAGCCATGACACCGTGGAGTGCCTCGGCCAACTGCTCGAGCAGGCCAAGAAAGGCGAGCTCGTCGGCCTGGCTTACGCGGGCATGCTGCGCCGGCGCGCCTTCATCGTCGACACCGCCGGGATGGCCTACGAGAGCCCGACCTTCGCGCGCGGGATGGTCGCGGCCCTCGACGACGAACTGAGCTCCCGCGTCGCGGCGGGCCAGTAAGACCACCCTCCCCCAGTGGTCCCCGGCGCCCCAGCCGGGTCGAAACTGTTACACCTCTCCGACACCGAATGGTGTTGACAGTGCGGACACCGTTTGGTGTAATGCTCCCTATGGCGCCGCCATTTCGGCCGGCGCGAGGGGGGGCGGGAGATGCGAACCGAAGACGACGACGCTGACCACTCGGACCCACGCGCGGTCCGCGCAGCGCTTCTCGTGGTGACCGTGTTCTGGTGCCTGGTTGTGCTCAGCGCGAAGTGGGCGCTGTCGTGAGCCGGACCGCGACAGCAACGAAAAAAGGCCCCGGCCGCAAGGCGCGGGCGAGTTTCGACGGGCGCGCGCCGAGCACGATGGCCGCGCCGGAGTCGAGGCGGAAGCTGCGGGCAAACGTCGGCCGCAATCCGGTCGACCAGACGCGCCGCGTATGGCGAGACGGCGAGCCGGTTCACATCGTCAAGCCGGTGCGCTCCGCGCGCCGCGCTCACGCCGCGATCGCAGAACGGGAGGGCAAATGAAGCCCGCCCGCATCGCGAAGGACGACCCACGCCTGACGGCGTTCCGTCCCGGTCCCATGACCGAGCAGACGGAAGCGGAGATCAGGGCCATGCGCGAGAAGTTCGCCAAGAAGCGTTCGGAGCGCCACCCAGTCGAGCGGCGCGCGGAAGACCGCCGAGTTGGCCCGTTCGATCGCCGAGAAGGCGAGCGCAGGGTCTACGCGACCATGGGGGACAAGCTCGCTGCCGAGGCCAGGAAGCACGAGGAACGCAGGTTCTCAGGCCGTCCGATCACTGGCTTCGGGGAGCTTCCATGAGCGCGCACACGCCGGGGCCCTGGGAGTGGGACGGCAATACGCTGCGGCCGGCGAATCTTGATCCCAGTCGCTCCGCTGTGCATTCGATCCTCGACGCCGAAGGCGGATACGGATTCCTCGGAAGCGACAGACACGCAACGAGCGCCGAGCTCGATGCTGACCGCCGCCTGATCGCAGCCGCGCCGGAGCTGCTCGCCGAGCTGAAGAACCTGCTTAAGGTCTGCGTCGACATGGACGCCGAGAACGACAACGAGAAGCCGACGGAGGCCGAGTACATCGCGGCGATCCAGAGCGCCGCGAAGGCCATCTTCCGCGCGGAGGACAACCTTTGAGCGCACGTCTCTCTCTCACCGACGGCATGACGATCCTCGCGCGGGACTTCACCGACGCGTTCTACCGAGACCCCGAGTCATACATCGTCACGCCCGGCTGGTCGAAGCCCCGCGCGCGAATCCTCGACATCGTCGCGGACGAGATCTCGGGCGACGAGGCCACGCTGCTCCCGCTGCTGCTACTCGTGCGCTCTGCCGCGCACGGCGATGACGTCAAGCAGGACGCGCAGGCGTGGATCGCCAGCGCCGCGAATGAGTTCGCCGACTGGCATGCGGATGACCTCTGCGCGGATGCGAACGATGGCAAATAACCGCGACCAGGACGAGCGCCAGTTCGCGCTCGACCACGAGCACCGGCGCTACAAGCCGGCAGCTCGCGAGATCCGCAAGCGGCGCCGCCGAATCCCGCTGTTCGAGATCGCCCTGTTCGCCGGCGTTGCGATTGGTTGCTTCATCCTCTTCAGGGCGGCGTCATGAACGCACTCGAAACATCGGTGCGCTGGATTGAGCCCAGCACAGAGTACCCGGATGCAGACATGACGGTGCTCGTCGCGATCGAGGACGACGACGGTCCGGATGTCTGGATGGGATTCACCGACGGCAGTGTCTGGTTCGATGCCTGCACCGGGGAGAACTTCGCCGGGCGCGTAACGCACTGGGCCGAACTCCCGATGAACCCGACCCACGAAAGGGCGGCGGCATGAACGAGCTCGCCGTCTTCATCAATGGCGTTCGCTGGGTTCCTTTCTCCGTCGAGTTCAAGACCGACGAAGGTCGCTTCAGCTTCGAGCTGTACGCCGTCAATGCCGAGCATGCGGCAGCGCGTCTCGAAGACCTGAAGGCCACGGCCAAGGTGGCCGGCGAAATTGTCGGGAGGACTGCGGCATGAGCGGCCCGTCACCGGCCTGGTGGCGAGCTTTCCACCGCAAGCACCCATTGACCTGCAGCTACGCGCGCACGCTCGCCGAGGTTGAGGACGGCCCGCACTCTTGGTGGGAGCCGCCGGAGACGACAGCCGACAGCAGGCTCGCCGAGGCGATGCGCTGGGTCGCGGCGCTGTTCCTCATCAGCTTCCTGTTCTGGGCGCCGCACGCCTGGAGCTTCATCACGAAAGCATTCACATGAACGATCGAGTAAGCACGGCGCTGACGACGCGGGTCGAGAGCGCCGCGCTCGTCACCTTCGACGACATCGCGCGCATGGCCGAGGTCATGGCGCGCGCGAGCCTGTTCGGGATCAAGACGACCGAGCAGTACATGACGCTGATGTTCATCGCCCAGGCCGAGGGACAGCACCCCGCGACCGTCGCGCAGGACTACGACATCATCCAGGGTCGGCCCGCCCGCAAGACGCATAGCGTGCTCGCGCGCTTCCAGTCCGCCGGCGGCAGCGTGCAGTGGCACGACTTCACCGAGACGGTCGTCTCCGGCACGTTCACGCACCCGAAAGGCGGCAGCCTCAAGGTCGATTGGACGATCGAGATGGCGAAGAAGGCCGGTCTCGACGGCAAGGACAACTGGAAGAAGACGCCGCGCGCGATGCTGCGCGCACGTTGCATTGCCGAGGGCGTGCGCGCCACGTTTCCGGCAGCGCTCGGCGGGCACCTGATTACCGAAGAGGCCGCCGACCTCGGGCTCGCGGAGCTCGGGGCGCCGAAGGTTACCGGCGAGGTCATCGACGCGACGACGGGCGAGATCACCGGCGCGCGTCCGACGCCTGCTCCGACCTGGCCGGCCGAGGCCTTCTCGCTGCAGTTCCCGCGCTGGGAGAAGGCAGTCGATGCTGGGATGAAGACCGTCGACGACATCGTCGCGCTCGCCCGCTCGAAGGGGGCGCTGACGCCCGAGCAGGAAAAGAGCATCCGCGCTATCGGCACGCCGCCGGCCGCGAAGGACGAGGAGCCGCACGCGTTCGACAACGAACCCGACGACGCCGCCGAGCCGGCAGGAGCCGCGTGATGCAGATCCTCAACCTCGTGCAAGGCTCGCCCGAGTGGCATGCCCACCGCGCGCGCCATTTCAACGCGAGCGACGCGCCCGCGATGCTGGGATGCTCGCCCTACAAGTCGCGCTCGCAGCTGCTGCGCGAGATCCACACAGGGCTCACCGCTGACGTCGATCCGGCACTGCAGAAGCGCTTCGACGACGGGCACCGCTTCGAGGCGCTCGCCCGGCCTCTCGCCGAGGACATCGTCGGCGAAGACCTCTACCCGGTCACCGGCAGCGACGGGCGCTACTCGGCATCGTTCGACGGGTTGACGCTCGACGGCGGGATTGCCTGGGAGCACAAGTCACTGAACGACGAGCTCCGCGCGGCGATCCCCCTGGAGATCGCCCCCTTCATCGGCCCCGGCCTGCCGTTGCACTACAGAGTGCAGATGGAGCAGCAGCTCATGGTCTCGGGCGCCGCGCGCGTGCTCTTCACCGCGAGCAAGTGGGAAGGCGAGACGCTGGTCGAGGCGCGCCACTGCTGGTATGCGCCCGACCTCGCGCTGCGCGGCCAGATCATCGCCGGCTGGATGCAGCTCGAGCGCGATCTCGCGGCCTACGCGCCGGCCGCGGCCGCGCCGGTCGCCGTCGCCGCGCCCGTCGAGGCCCTGCCCGCGGTCAGCGTGCGCATGGACGGCGCGCTCTCGGTCGTATCGAACCTCGAGCGCTTCGGCGTCGCGCTGAAGTCCTACGTCGAGCGGATCCCGCAGAAGCCATCGACCGATCAGGAGTTCGCCGACACCGAGGCCGCGTGCAAGGCACTGAAGCAAGCCGAAGAAGCGCTCGATGCGGCCGAGGCCGGAGCGCTCGCGAGCATCTCGAGCGTCGAGGAGATGCGCCGCATGGTTGCCGACCTGCGATCGCTGGCCAGGTCGACGCGCCTGGCCAGTGAGAAGCTGGTCGAGCGCCGGAAGACCGAGATCAAGGAGGCGATCGTCGCCAAGGCGCGCGCCGCCATCACGGCGCACGTCGCCGGGCTGAGTTCCGAGGTCGAGGGATTGTTCGCGATGCCGATGCCCGACTTCGCTGGCGCGGCGAAGTCGAAGCGCACCCTGGCGAGCCTGCAGGACGCGGTCGACACCGCGCTCGCGCAGGCCAAGATCGCCGCCGACGAGAAGGCGCGCGAGATCCGCGCGCGCCTCGCGGTCCTGAAGGACGAGGCCGGCGAGTTCGCCTTCCTCTTCGCCGATCGCGCCGCGCTCGTGCAAAAGCCGGTCGACGACCTGCGGCTGGCGATCCGGGCGCGCATCGAGGCGCACGAGAAGGCTGAGGCCGAGCGCGAGAGAAAGCGCCAGGAGGCCGAGCGGCTCGCCGCCGAGGCGATGACGAAGGCCGCCGCGCCTGTTCCCGCGCAATTCGAGCGCGATCTGGAGCGAGAAGCCCCGCTGGCGCCGGTGGCCCCGCGCGCTGCCGCAGAGGAGCCTGCGACGCTCAAGCTCGGCGATATCTGCGCGCGCCTAGGCTTCACGCTCACCGCCGCATTCGTCACCGACACGCTCGGCGTGCCGGCCGCTGCGAATGGCCAATCCAGGCTCTACCGCGCCTCGGACTGGCCGCGCATCTGCGCCGCGCTCGTGCGCCACATCAGCACGCAGCGGGAGATCGCGTGAGCGACGCCGACCTCTACTTCGACGGCGAGGTCGCGGTCCTGGCGTCGGTTCGCTCCCAGGCGAAAGCCGAGGCGCTGGCGGCGGAACGAAAGAAGCAGCGCGAGCGCGACGAACAATACAAGGAAATCCGGCGCCGACAGGCGCACATGGTAGCGGTCGACGAGGACGAGGAGGAGATCTGCCTGCTGGACGTCGATGCGGAGAAGCTGCAAGCGGCCCTCGACGAGATCGGGCATGGCGGCGCCTCTCTGATGATCGACGAGGAGACGCTGCGGGCCGCGCGCGCGGAATACCTCGCCGGCCGTTCGGCCAGGGCCGCAGACGTGATCTATCCGGCGATTCGCGACGCGCTCGGTGTCGCGGTATGAATGGCACCCGCACGCGGACCTTCATCCTCTCCGTCGGCAACGAGCGCCGCCAAGCGATGGCCGCCGTCGCCGAGGCTCCGTCCGACTTCACCGTCGAGCTCAAGCCGACGAAGCGCACCGACGACCAGAACCGGCGCTTCCACGCGATGGTCGGCGACATCGCCCGCTCCTGGCTGCCGTGGGCCGGCAAGCGCCGGAGCGCCGCGCAGTGGAAGGTGCTCCTTGTGAGCGGCCACGCGGTGGCGACCAAGGACGGCAGCGGAGAGATCGTGCCGGGCCTCGAGTCTGAATTTGTCAACCTGCGCGAGAGCACGGCGCTGATGAGCGTTCGCCGCGGGGCGAGCCTGATCGAGTACACGCGCGCCTTCGGTGACATGAACGGCGTCGCCTGGAGCGAGCCTGAAACAGAGGAGATGGGGAGCACACCATGAGCTATTGCCGATTCGGCCCCGATAGCGACGTGTACGTATACGCCTCGCTTGGCGACGAATGGATCTGCTGCGCTTGCGCCCTCAATGAAGCGACAGAAAGCTGGGAACGCTTCGCCACACCAGCCGAGATGATCGCGCACCTGAAGAAGCACAAGGGGGCCGGCCACATGGTGCCCGAGTACGCAATCGAACGTCTGCAAGGAGAGGGGAGCACACCATGAGCAAGAGAGCCGAGTTTGAGAAGTGGTGGGACGGCGCGGTGTTTGATTACCACCCCATCAAAGACACGGCGTGGCGGGGCTGGTGCGCTGCTCTAGAGCAGGACATACCCCCCGAGCCCTTGCGGTATCCGAGCGACGACGCGATCCGCTCGGCGCTAGACCGGGCCTTCATTCAAGGCGGTGAATACATCATCGCAAAGTTGAGGCAGGGTCATCCGACCGAGCCCGCAGGGGAAGCGGTGCAGCGGCCGGTTGATGACGTTGAGATTCGACTCGATACAGACGGCTCGCTTGACGAGGTTGTCTCGCC